CAGTTAAGTGCACCAGATCCAAAAAAAGGATTCCAAGATCCAAACTACAATCCTAAAACAGATCCAAATTCACCAGACTATGATCCAGCATATCCACAACCACATCCTTATCAACAAGGTGATTCACAATTAGAAGAAAACGTAGGAAACGATACCATGCAAGAAAATATTAAAACTAACAGCATCTTAGAAGGTGTTCGCCAGATAGAAGAAAAATACATGGGCTTTGACAAAACTGTAGCCGCAATTAAAAAAAGTGGCAGTGCTGAAGATCCAGAAGCTGTAGCAGCCGCGATTGGCCGCAAGAAATATGGCAAAGCCAAATTCCAAAAAGCTGCCGCCGCAGGCAAAAAATTAGGCGAAGAAGCTAAACCAGACTTCTTAGACCTAGACAAAGATGGTGATACTGAAGAGCCAATGAAAAAAGCTGCTAAAGATGCTAAAGACGAAGAGCCAGCTAAACCAGACGCTGATGCTGTGGCTAAACGCAAACGCCTACAAGCACTAAAAGACAAACAGGAAGATGAGCGTGCTGAACGTGGTGACGACGACAAATCATCAAGTCGCGTTGTTAAAGGTCGTGCTTATGGTGGTTCCGCACAAAAAGATGCAGAAGAAAAAGATGACTTAGATGAAGTAGCACCTCCAGGTGACAAAGCAGAACGCATGGTTAAACACATTAAGAAAGGTTATGCCAAAGATGGCAAACTAACTAAACGTGAAAAAGGTATTGCTTATGCTACAGCCTGGAAAGCACATAACAAAGGACAAGTAGAAGAAGGTACAGAATTTGGAGACACTATTAAAAACAGTGAAGCGAAAATGACTAAAGTTAAAGTTACAGAAGGTAAGGAATCTATCCGCAACCATCCTATTTACACAAATGAAGAAGCATGGAATCACTATAAGCAAGAGCTTGACGAACAAGAGGCTATGGAAGCAGATTGCATGGAAGCTCCAGTAGTTGATGTACAAGAAGAGCTTAATGAGATCGCTAGACTAGCAGGTCTTGCTCCTAAGATGGAAGCTAAATCAGTATGCCCAAGTTGCAAGTGTGAAAAATGCGAGTGCAATGAAAATTTAGATCCGATGGTACCAGCTGATTCAGCAAGTCCACTAACACATACAGAAGAAGGTATAGGCTGCAGTATGGAAGAATTAAAAGAAGCTATGTCACGTAAAAACTATCGTGAGATGGCAGAAAAAATCAAAAACATGGCTGACAGAGAAGATGCTAAAAAGATATGCAAAACATTTGCAGACATGGCAAAGGCAGACAATCCTCGTTTCAAAGAAGAAATGTTTTATGCCGCATGCGGTATTGACGTAGCTGAATGTGGAATGTCTCCTGCTACAGTTCTAGTAGGTGAAGAAGAAATGGACGAAGGTAATGAATTTACCAAAGCTCGATTAGATGCTATCGCTGCAGGTAAAGACACATTCACAGTTGGTGGTAAGACTTATAAAGTCAGCGGTGATACATCAGCAGAAAAAACACAAGTTGAAAGCATTGATGACGAAAAACAAGCAGTTACAGAAAATATGAACATCACTGTGGCAGCAGATGGTGAAGAAGATGTAGTTAACCTAATCCGCAAGCTAAGTGGTATGCCTGTAGTTGCTATCCAAGCTGCACCGGCTGAAGAATCATGTGGTACATGTGGTTCTACACCATGTGGCTGTGATTCACTTGAAGAAGAACGTGATATCGAATGGGATAACACTCCAGAAGAAAAAACAGCACCAATCACAGCAGTAACAACTGATGCTGGTGGTGGTCTTGGTGGTGTTAAGAAACAATATCCATTGGCTGCTAATCGTGGTGCAAACCCAATCGAAGAAAATCTTTGGAAAGCATACGAAAGTATGATTAACGACATTAAGGCCTAATACAATGAAAGAGCTACGCGAATTTATTGAACTAATGGATGCTATCCAGGAAGGTAAGCCTATCCAGGAAGACGCTGTAGATGCAGCACATCTCAGCGATATGCTAGATCAACTTGAAGAACATCTCAATCAAGCTGTGGGCATCGCTAATGATCTAGCACGTTTTGGTCGTGATCTTCCAGGACCATTCGCAGGTCAGATCCGTAGTTATCTTACACCACACCTAGAAAGTTTTTTAGATGATCGTCGCCAACCAGGTAGCATTCCTAGCCTACGTAATATGTTAATTGACAGCCAAGAAGACGATGACGAAGAAGACATGTATGAATCACAGACGTTTGATCATCTCACTAGTCAACGTTTAAAAAAAATATTGCTAGCACCACAAGCAGATGCTCGTACATTAGAATGGGCTATGGACTTTACAGAAGATGCTTTAAGAGCAGACTATGATGATGAGGGAATTGATAGCAGAACTTTTGATGCTAGGAATAATGCCTTTAATCAAGCTTCAGAAGCGTTTTACGATGAAGACGGTGAGGTTAATCCTGACGCGGATCTAGACGCAACTCTAAAACATCTAAGACAATTTTGGAGTGTTTAATCCGTGAAGATTAACGAAATCATCATCGAAGGTAAAATAGGAAAAATTCCTAAACGTGCTAGCCAAGCCGCTAAGGGTGAATGGCTCTGGCGCGATGATGGTATTGACAGAATATATAATCTTAATCGTGTGATGATGGCAGCCGCAAAATCAGACGGTAAAAAAGTCGAAGCACAAGATTGTCCTGAACAGAGTTGGTATGGAAAGATGAACGTAGCTCGTCCATACACCGAAGCAGAACACATAATGATGCGTTCAGCATTTAAAACTATTGACAGCGAAGTAGAACATTCCATCCCCGACCATCGCAGTCTTGAATTAGATAGTGTTAATAAATCTAGTCCAGTACCTCAACGTAAAAAGAACAAATACGGTGTCTAAACAATATTCAATCCGCACACAAGATTACACTAACAGCCATATTGAAGAAGCTGTGTTAGATGCTAACGACCCTATACACGAAATTAAAACCCTAGCAGGACTGAGTAGTATTGGTAATCTGGGCAAACTGCAAGAATACAAAGGTCCAGAAAGTGAAATGGCTAATCAAGGTAGTAATCCCAGTATCACAGCCAATGAAAAAATACAGTATCAAAAGAAGCATAACATCCAACCAGGCACACCAGAATGGTTCAAACTTTGGTTCAGCCTACCATACCTAACAGGCGAAAAGCCCTGGTAATTGTAACACCTTGTTAAAGCCAAGATAAGTATTACTATGGCAACAGCAAAAGGCACAGATTCAGTTCTAGTAAAGAAACCGCATACCAGAGAATCTTTTACAGAAGAACAGCTAAGAGAATTCGCAAAGTGCGCAGATCCCGTCACGGGGCCTGAATACTTTATGAGTCACTATTTCTATATACAGCATCCTACCAAAGGACGTATGCTGTATACGCCATTTGATTATCAGAAACGCCTAATACACACATACCATGCTTATCGATTCAGCATTTCATTAATGCCTCGGCAGACAGGTAAGTCAACAAGTGCCGCAGGTTACTTGTTATGGTACGCTATGTTCGTACCTGATAGTACAATTCTTATTGCAGCACACAAGTACACTGGCTCACAGGAAATCATGCAACGTATACGCTACGCTTATGAAAGCGTACCAGACTTCATACGTGCAGGTGCTGTAAGTTATAACAAAGGTAGCATTGACTTTGATAATGGTAGTCGTATAGTTTCGGCCACAACTACTGAAAACACTGGCCGAGGTATGTCTATATCACTATTATACGCAGATGAGTTTGCGTTCGTCCGTCCTACCATAGGACGAGAATTCTGGACTTCTATCAGTCCCACCTTAGCAACTGGTGGTAAATGTATTATTACATCAACACCAAACAGCGATGAAGACCAGTTTGCTACTCTATGGAAAGGTGCTAACAAGCAGTTTGATGAGTTTGGTAACCCAACTGAAATTGGCATCAATGGATTTAAAGCATTCCGTAGTTACTGGAATGAACATCCAGACAGAGATGAGAATTGGGCTGTACAACAACGAGCACAGCTAGGTGATGAGCGTTTCCGCCGTGAGATGGACTGCGAGTTTATTATCTGGGACGAAACACTTATCAACCCTAGCTACTTAGTAGAACTGCAAGGAGTAGAACCAATAGAACGCCAAGGACAAGTACGCTGGTACAAGCGACCCGATCCTACGAAAACTTATCTAGTTGGATTAGATCCTAGCTTAGGTACAGGTGGTGATCCTAGTGCTATACAGGTATTTGAAGTTCCTAGTTTCATACAAGTAGCAGAATGGCAGAATAATCGCACGCCAGTGCAACAACAGATAGGTATCCTAAGTGAAATCACCAAATATCTAGCAGAAACCGTGCCCGTAAATAACATCTACTATAGTCTAGAAAACAATACCCTAGGTGAAGCTGCCTTGGTCAGCGTAGCAGAAATCGGTGAAGAGAATATCAAGGGTACGTTCTTGAGTGAACCAGCAAGAGCAGGGAACACACGCAGATATCGCAAAGGTTTTAATACCACAAATAAACCTAAAATCACTGCCTGTGCTAAACTTAAAAGCCTAATAGAAAGCAAACGCATGACCATATACAGTCGTCCGCTGATCAGTGAGCTTAAAACATTCGTAGCACATGGTAGCAGTTATGCGGCAAAACCAGGTGAAACTGATGATCTAGTGATGAGTGTAGTATTGGTTGTACGTATGGCGCAATTACTACAGAGCTATGATGCCAGTTTAGATACCGCAATGAAAGATGTACTAGATGATTTCATTGAGCCAATGCCATTTATAATGATTTAAGATAAATACTCATATGAGAGAAATAGATAAAATAGCAGAAGGACTTTTTGAAAAAATCCGTGATCGTTTTGAGGATGTCAGCTTAGGTGATGATAAAGCCAAAGCCACTAGCGACCCAGAACAAGCACGATTTTTTAACTTTGACTATGTGATCAATGATCATAATCATGGTAATATTACTATGAGTTTGATCGATGAAACCAGCTTAAAAGTCTATTTTAGCAAGAATATCAGTAAAGATCTATCCGATGAAGAACGTCATGATTGGTACGGTTTTTTACGTGAACTACGTGAATTTGCTCGTAGAAATCTACTGAGTTTTGAACCTAGAGATATCACACGCTCAACACTAAAACACAGAGATATCGCACAGCAAAGCAAAGCTGACAGTACCTATGACAAAGATGAGGTTGTAGCAGAAAGCCGCATGTACGGTACTGTAAATCGTAGTTTTGAAAGCTTTGGTCCTGTGCGTATTAAGTTAGCACACACTAAACCTATAGTAGATGAAACACACGGTGCCCGTAGCCGTAACATCGCCGCGATATTTGTCGAAAACGATCAAGGCGAACGCTTTCGACTACCATTTACCAGTTTGACTGGTGCTCGTGCTATGGCCAGACATGTGTCGGCTGGTGGTGTACCTACAGATGAGTTAGGACAACATATCACAGAGATGGTCGACGAAATGATGACTCTGCGTCCATTTATCAGAGGTGTGCAACGTCGCACATTTGAAGACGTTGTTACCAAAGAGATGATAGAATCAGCATTTGGTTATCATGGCCTATTGAAAAATACCCTAAAGAAAATCAAAGGCAAAAAGGGTTATACAGAATACAAAGAAAGTTTCAAACCAGCACTGGTTGAAGATGAAGTAAACGTAGAAGAATTAAAAGAATTGTTTGTCAAGAAAACACTTGACGAACGCATCGAACAAGCATTACCATTAGTACACAAGGCCTATACGATCATGAAAGAAAACAATAATCCATTTGCACAACAATTTGAAAGTTGGGCTAGTACAGTTGCAGAAGGCAGCTGGGCACTTCCAGATACTGAAGATGAAGTTGGTCAATTGATTGACTTATTAAGTGAACCACTACCAGTTGGTGTAGATGCGCAGAATGCTACAAATGCACTGTATAATATCATCGGTGACGATAGATTATTTGATCGTCTAGGTGAGCTGGCAGACATTGATCCTAACGCTGATGCACGTGATGTGGTTACTAGTTGGTTATATGATAATTTACCTCACATCTATCAACAGATTGAAAACGAAATTGGTGATCCAGACTATCCAGCAGAACCAGCAGAAGCAGCAGATGAAGATTTAGAAGAATCATACCCAGCTGGGCAAATCGTTATAAATGGCAAGGAAGTTGATTTAACAACAATTACATTAGACGGTGTAGAATCATGGGACGCACCAGACTACGCAGATGCTTATGCAGACTATGCAGAATTCACAGATGGCACACCATTATCAGACGATGAACTAGAAGAACTTACAGACAAACATGGTGATATTATAAACGCAAAAGCACACGACATGTTAGAAAGTAGATTGGCTGCAAATACAGAATACGGTGCGGCTATTCCAGGTGGCACACAAAACATGTTAGCAACAACTATGGAAAATGATGAACAAGATGATGACGGTGGCGTAGAAGCGATCATGAGTAGTATCATCCGTAGGATCGCACATAACCATCATGATCTATTATTAAAACTAGGACCAGACGGTGTGCTAGAAGCGGCTCGTGAACAAGCTGAATTCGCTGCACCTGTTGAAGAAATTGGTAGCAGTGATGTCAGTGGTTGGGTTCGTAGGATTGAACAGGACGCTGGCATAGAACAAGAACACAGTGACCTACACGAAGCATTTGAGAAAGCATTAAATGAAACCGCAATTAATGTAGGCGATATGATTAGAGATAAAACTCAACCAGAAATTTCAGGCAAAGTAGTAGGCGACATGGAAGAAAATTATACTATTCAAGTTGATGGCGAAATTTATCACATTAAAAAATTAAACGCAGAAAAGGTAGCTAAAGAAGCTATAGAAATACCAGACAATCCTGATTACAAACCATACGATAAACCAACATTCCAACGTAAGGGCATTACTCCGGGACAACCTACAGGCAATTTACCAGGCATAAACCCAGCAGCTCAAAGAGAAAAACAACCATGGGCAGGTATTAATACTGCCGAACCTGCTTACAAGAGAAAAGCACAATACGATCAAGAAAGAGAACAACTCAAAAAACTAGCAGGCTTAAAATAATATAATATACAAGTAATATCAAAAGGACTTACGGGTCCTTTTGTTTTGGTTAAAATTTCTTGTAAATACTTCTTGCGAGATAAATAATATTAGCGTATTATGTTAAGATGCATAACACGTTTAGGCATATTTTAAGACCAACTTTAGGAGAAATACCATGGCAACATCATTAGCAGAAATCCGTGCAAAATTACAAGCACAAGAAACACGCAGTTCAGGCAACAACTCATCACAAGGTGGCGATAACGCTATCTACGCACACTGGAACATCCAAGAAGGCCAAAACGCTCGAATCAGATTCCTTCCAGACGCAGATCCAAAAAACACATTCTTCTGGGTAGAAAGAGCGATGATCAATTTACCATTTGCTGGCGTTAAAGGTCAAGCAGACAGTAAACCAGTCACAGTTCAAGTACCATGCGTTGAGATGTGGGGCGAAGCATGTCCAATCTTAGCAGAAGTCCGCACTTGGTTCAAAGACCAAAGTCTAGAAGAAATGGGTCGTAAGTATTGGAAGAAAAGATCATACTTGTTCCAAGGTTTTGTGCGTGAGAATCCACTTGCAGATGACAAGACACCAGAAAACCCAATTCGTAGATTTATCATCAGTCCACAGATCTTTAACCTAGTTAAAGCGGCTTTGTTAGATCCAGAACTCGAAAATCTTCCAACAGACTACCAAGGTGGTTTAGACTTCACAGTCACTAAAACATCAAAAGGTGGTTATGCTGATTATTCAACAAGTAAATGGTCACGCAAAGAATCTGCACTAACAGCAGAAGAAGCTGCGGCTATTGAAGCTCATGGCTTATACAACTTGAAAGATTTCTTACCTAAGAAACCAAGCGAAGTTGAATTAAAAGTTATGAAAGAAATGTTTGAAGCATCAGTAGATGGTCAAGCATATGACGCAGATCGTTGGGGTGCATAC